ATACTCTTCATTATGTAATAGGCTCCTAAGAACCAAGAATTCAATTTTGTCCATCAACTACCATATGAAAATTCTTGTTGTGCAATTTGATCAAGTTGCTCCATTACCTCCTGTGTAAAGTATTTCTCCGGTTCCTTATAAATCTGCTTGGCATAGACTTTCTTACCATCAATCTCATAGCGTCCTGCCACATTCTTCCACAATCCTCCTATCTCACCCAACTCCAGGAGACCATAATACCTATCAAGACCCCGCTCATCATAATAAAGGCGTACTGTGACATCTTTGTTCTCCTTGCTTAAACGCGATTTAGCAGTCTTAGCCTTGATAAGATTTCCAACGATTTCTGTTCCATCTTTCTCCTTTTTCTTGCTGAGATAGATGATTGTACTTGCTGCATACTTGAGTCCACTGCCTCCTCCCATCTCTTTAGTTGGTACGTAAGCTCCAATGACATCGTATGTGTGATTTGTGACAATGAGCGGAACATTTGCCTGTCCTAATTTGAGTGTTAGCATTCTAAATGCTCCCTTAACCAATTGTGATTTGGTCATGTCCCTGACCTGTTTATCATCAAGGGCATCCCTGATCTCTTTCTCAGTAGAGAGCATACCCAGAGAGTCTAGCACAAACATACATGGTTTGCGATCCTCTTCAGGTTTTTTTAAATATAGATCTACTGCTTTGAGAGCTTTTGTCCTGAACTCTTCGATGGTAACGACATTAATAACGATGAGACGAGAAAGGTCAATACCACGGCTCTGGAGTAGGGATTTATTAACTGCGGCTTCAGTGTCAAAGTAGAGGCAATAACCGTCAGCATTAGAATCGAGGAAATTCTTAACAACCGCAAGTGAGAAGAAAGTTTTTCCAGTAGAAGACTCCCCAGCAATGGCAGTAATCTTATTCCTAGATACCCCACCAAATATAGAACCTGAGGCAAGTCCATTAAAAATGTACGAGCCTGTGTCAACATATTCTTCAGTGTCATCAATGTCTGATGCGAGTTGGGTGTATTCATCTCCAATCTCTTTTACTATGTCTTTTAAAAAATCCATTACAGGTTAAATCCAAATTGTTCATGAGCAATCTTCTTGTAAGGTCCACCAGGATTAGCATCCCTGATCTCCTTAATCCTCATAAGTTTTTGATAAAGGGCAGCATCCCCACCAAGGCGGAGAGCACTGACAATAGTAGCAAGTTCTTTGTCATTGATAGGTAGATCCATTATGCAAAAAATAACTCCAGATTTACAACTTTCTCAACATTCCAACCAATGGCATCAAGAATGACTTTGACAGGTTCCAAGAAGGCTTTGTCAAATTGTAGGTCATAGTCAATGTACTTGTCAACACCAAGTTCTATAGGAAAATCTGAGATGAACGAAATAACATTCTCCCTTATTGGATTTGCTTTTTTAAGATAGAGAAACTTAATCTTCTCTCCATTGTTAATGAGTGAATATTTAGTATCAAGATTCATCTCCCTGATATAATGATTATACAAAAGAGCACCTCTACAATGTATTGGTGTTCCCTTTGCATAGATTGATGAATGACTCTTGTGTTTATTCACATCACTAACAGTCCTTGGGAAGGCAATATCCTCTGGAGGCATCTTCTTAAACTTTGCCCTGGCATTATCAATAAAGTCAATTACATCATCCTCAGTGCCACCCATCATGATATTAAGAGCATCCTTGATCATCTTCCTACATGGCGCAGGGGTGGATGACTTGACTGCCTCAATACCCATTATCTTAAGTTTTGCCTCATCATATCTTACACCCTCACTATCCCAGACATTGAGAATGTATCTTTTCTTTGCTGTCCAGATACCCCTATCTGCAATATTCTCCCTCTTCATCTGCATCTTCTGAGCATATGCATTTACATACGTCGCAAGCTCCTGGTAACTCTTCTCAATAAATGGTTCCAACTTCTCCTTGCAGATCTTGTCAAGTATGGTAACAAGTTTAGCCTTGTCACCAGACTTACTACTAAAAAATTTATCAACAAGAGGTCCAAAGTTAATATAGATTGAGTCAGTGTCAGATGCGATGACATAATCTACATCTTCTGTCTGTAACAGATTATTTAGGTATCCATTCATACGATTTTCAATCCATCTGATTGATGTTTGACCAGACAGAGTGATTGCCTCAGCATTTGCTAATTTATAATAGCGGAAGTATTGATTACCAATCGCACCATAGGCAGAGTTAAGAGAAATCTTTTTTGCCATTTGAATGTTGTTACACCTGGCAATTTCTTTCTCAAGTGCTTTGGTAGGAGTCTTTTCATACTCCTGTTTTGCTTGAAGCATCCTTTTCTTAAAGATCACCCTCTCAGCATACATCTTCTCCATCAATTCAGGTAGAAATCCCTTCACATCCTTCCTATACATGGCGCCATTAGCGCACACAGCATTATCCTTATACAACTCAAAACTTATTTCTTCATTAAGGATTCTATCAACTGTAGCCGCTGGATGTTTCTCTGGGAGGAGGGTCTCTGGTGAAATGTTATACTGCATAATAAGATGGGGGTAAAGACTGTTAAGGTCAAAAGAGACCACCCAATCATACTTTCCAGGAATCGGTTCCTTGACATAGGCACCTGCAAATTTAGAGTCCTTTTCTGATCTGTCCTTAGGAGGAATGACAATATTTCTCCTCTTTAAATAGTTATAAATTATTGTATCCCACATGCGAACCTGATACATCACATCAACATAGTTGACCTTTGCTGTATAAGCCATAGTCAATGCAAGTTCAATCAGTTTCATCTTGTCTTCCAGGCGGTCAACAAGTTCCACGTCAATAATATTGTAATCTACAAACTTCTTCCAATTTCCCCTATAAAAATCTTTGAAGGTGTCAAACTCACTGTGATCAAGTTTCTTCTGACCTAACTCTACCTGAGCAATATAGTCAAGTCTGTATGATTCCTGTGCCTTGTATGTAAACTTCTTATAAAGTTCAAGGTAGTCCAGTGTTGTGAGTCCAGCAATATCAAAGACATTAAACTTCCTACCAGAAATATATGCCTCATCCTGAGATACAAGACCCCATGGTGATAGAATTTTCATCTTCTTCTCACCCATTATCCTACTAATCCTGCCACAAAGATATGGGATATCATACAATCTTACATTCCACCCTGTAATCACATCAGGAGTATTGTTACTCCACCAATAAAGGAATGCATTAAGCATCCCTACCTCATCACTATGATGATGATAGGTAACATTCTTCTGTGTAACCTGATAGGGTTTTCTGCCCCAGGTGATGATCTGCTTGGTGGCATTATCCTGAATAGAGATGGTCAACATCTCCTCAGAACAAGACTCAGGATCAGGGAATCCATCCTCTGCCTGAACCTCAATGTCCATGGTTACCAGGGAGATCTTTGAGATATCAAACTTGATCTCTTCCTCTGGATACTTATCAGAAATATATTGATAGACATACCTCTCATTACCATAGATGGGGAATCCATCTACACCATCATACTTCTTATAAAACTCCCTACAATCCCTAATTGTACCTGGTTGAATAGGTTCTACATTATCACCTTCAAGGGTCTTCCATTTGGATTCCTTTTTAGATTTTACAAATAGAGTTGGTTGATACTCCTCCTTATAGATTTTCTTCTGACCATTCTCATATTCACGAACCAGAAAGTTGTTGCCAACCATCTGGATGTTTGTGTAAAACCTCATGCTTTCACCAGACTTTCATACTTTTCTTTGAGTTTACTATTGGGTTCAGCAATAGTCAAGATCTTATCAGAATGAATCATAAAAACATTCTGAGTTGTAACATCAACCAACCAAGGACTAAGAGTGTCTTTATCCCCCAATACCATTGGTTCAGTCAGTTTACAATCTGGGGAACCTAATTCCCCAGTAACCTCCTCAATCTGTGTGATTAGTGAATAGTTCTGAAAGACCAATACCTTTACATTATCCATCTGTTACCTTTGCCTCAACCTTTTCTTTTGCTTTAACCTTTTCAACCACTGGAGCAGGAACAGGACGATACTTTCTATATCTCCTGGTCTCAAATGTTTCAAACACCTCTTCTGGGTTACCAGAACAGGTCTTCCTGACCACCTCCACAATCTCATCATAGGGGTCTGATTTAATATCAGGCCACTGACGATGAGCATTCTCAGTAATCTGTCTACTGATTACCTCATACTCCACACCATCCCCAGATACAGGGGGGACGTAATCAACATACTCTTTTTGTTTGGGTGCCATGATCAGAAGGTTTTGGTGTGAATGTCAAGTTCGCCATCATCAATGTGGGCGTGGTCAATATTCTCAATGTGACCATGCACCATATTTATTGTGATGGTTCCACTCTCTAATACTGTTGCTATCCTCTCTAAGGAGTCTGCAATCCTGCTAAAATGGCGCGTGTCCATGATGAAGGTAGTTCTGTCCCCCTAGTATAGGCGATAAAAAAGGGGGTGTCAACTGGATTGTGCCAGTTCCCCCTGTGCCCATGGGCAGCGACGATACAATCCTATTTAGAACCACTCTTTCCTTCTATGGGAATCAGGAACAATCCTACCTAGTGTGATGGTTAGTAACCCATTCTCAAATTCAACTGATCTAACTTCCGTTTCATCTGAGAGGCTCCAAGTTCTGGTGAAAGATCGTTGAGCCAGTCCTCTATGGATGTATGTTTTGCCTGATCCTTCGTCATCTTCTCTCTTACCCTCAACAAAGAGTTTTCCGTCTTCTGTGTAGACTGTGACATCTTTTTTTGAAAATCCTGCTAATGCTAGCTCAAGTAAGGATTCGCTACTACTTACTTCAACTAGGTTATAGGGAGGGAAGTTTGACTGTGTTTCCTGTAGTTTAAACAACTTGTCAAAGTATTGTTCCATCCCAATACTATTCTTATTTATACGATCCATCAGTGCAGGGAGATCTGACGCACCATATCTGGTAAGGTTACCCATTATTCTAGCTCCTTTAAAAGCGAGTTTGTTTTTGTGTGGACCCCTAAGGCATCCATGCTTATTTATAACACGCTTTTAAAAAAATGTAAGTAGGGTTATCCCTAATGCTCATGCTCATCAAATGTATCATCCAAATCCTTTGATGGTGGCCCAAAAGACATGTACATACCATAAAGTGTGGATATTGTTAATGTCAAACAGATGATGACTATCAGATTCATTCTGCTTCTTGAGTCTTTCCTTTCTTACCAATATTATATTTCTGTTCCAGGGTCCACTCGTTCTTATCCCTGTAGGGAAGGACTTTGATTTGATTCAATGGAGCAATGTCCATGATTGAATCTTCCTTCACAACACTAATGAGGCCCCAGTCAGCAAGAAGACGAGTAATACGATTCCTACGCTGAACGTCGTTAACAGTAATGTTAGCGTATTTGCCATCAAGA